AGGAGAACCAAGATGTTACGGTGCGTTTGTATTACGATGAGCGTGGTCTTGATCGATATTATGGTCTTCTTGAGTTGGGAGAACTGGGTGGTCTCTGGAAAAATGTGGCAGGTCGTTATGAGATAGACGGTAAGAAAGTCTATGCCAAAGCAATTCTGAAAGACCCCGAAACATACTTCACCCCAGAGGTGATGCAAAAACTTGATGAGATTGCCAAAGAACAATTCTCTTATGGTTAATCTTGATCTATTTGTTCATACTTATGATAATGTTCTTCAACCCGATGAATGTGAATACTTGATTTCACTTTTTGACGGCAATGAAGAACATCATGAAAGAGTAGAAAAGCAGGGTAAACCAAACTTTACCCAATACAACTTTACCAAAAATAAGCAGGTTGATGATGAAAAAATTCACAATCTTTTGGTGAAGAAAACATTTGAATATCGTGATAAGTATTATGACTTTACGGACTCAAGAGTATTTCCAAGTGAACATGCCCTTGAGCAATTTCGTATAAAGAGGTATAATACTGGGGGTCAAGACATGTTTGATACTCATGTCGATGTAATGACCTATGCTTCTGCTAGGAGATTTCTATCTTTCTTCTGGTATTTGAATGATGTTGATGAAGGTGGTGAAACCGAATTTTCTTCATTCAAGATCAAACCAAAGCAAGGAACACTTGTAGTTTTCCCACCACTATGGATGTTCCCTCATAAAGGTAACCCACCAATAAGTGGACCGAAGTATCTATTGAGCACCTATTTGCACTATAAGTAATGGAAAAGATTGAGACAACTATTCTGCGAAACCTTGTTTTCAATGAAGAGTACTCTCGCAAAGTGATTCCTTTTATTGAACCAGATTACTTTGAACAAAGGTCTGAAAAAGTTATCTTTGAAGAGATTACTAAGTTCATTGTAAACTATGGTGCTGCTATCACTACTGAAGCACTTCGTATTGAAATTGAAAATAGAACTGATCTAACAGAAACTGAAGTAAAAGAGACACGTGAAATTATCACTGGTCTTGATGATTCACCTGTTGAAAAGCAATGGTTGCTTGATACTACTGAAAAGTGGTGTCGTGATCGTGCAATTTATCTTGCTCTTATGGAATCTATCAGCATTGCTGATGGTAATGATGAGAAGAAAAATCGTGATGCTATCCCTAGCATCCTTTCTGAGGCACTTGCTGTCTCTTTTGATAATCATATTGGTCACGATTACCTAAATGACTATGAAGAAAGATATGAGTCTTACCATCGTAAGGAAGATCGTATTCCGTTTGATCTTGAGTATTTCAACAAAATTACGAAAGGTGGTCTTCCTAACAAGACTCTTAACATCGCTCTTGCTGGGACAGGTGTTGGTAAGTCTCTTTTCATGTGTCATATGGCTAGCTCCGTTTTGCTTAACGGATGTAACGTGCTTTACATTACAATGGAGATGGCAGAGGAGAAAATTGCTGAACGTATTGATGCAAACCTTCTGAATGTACCCATTCAAGATCTTACTGATCTTCCTAGGTCTACGTTTGAAAACAAAGTAACAACTCTGTCACAGAAAACTCAAGGTACTCTTATAATTAAAGAATACCCCACAGCATCTGCACACAGTGGACACTTTAAAGCACTTCTTAATGAGCTTGCACTTAAGAAGTCATTTAGACCTGATATTATTTTCATTGATTACCTTAATATATGTGCTTCCAGCAGATATAGGCAGAACGGTTCTATCAATTCATATTCATATATTAAGTCAATTGCAGAAGAGCTTAGAGGACTGGCTGTTGAAGCAAACGTCCCTATCGTATCTGCCACGCAGACCACTCGTTCTGGTTATGGTAGCTCTGATGTTGACCTTACTGACACTTCTGAGTCCTTTGGTCTCCCTGCTACTGCTGATCTTATGTTTGCCCTTATTAGCACTGAGGAACTTGAACAACTTGGTCAGATAATGGTGAAGCAGTTGAAGAACCGATATAATGATCTTTCAGTCTTCAAGAGATTCATTGTTGGTATTGATCGTGCAAAGATGCGTCTCTATGATTGTGAGCAGACCGCACAAGATAACATACTTGACTCTGGGCAAGAAGAGGAGTATAATTACGAAGAGAAACCTAAAAAATCTTTTGAAGGATTCAAATTCTAATGAACGGTTACTATTCAGTATTCAACCCTAGAGGTGAAAAAATTGCTGACTGTGGTATCGAGAGAGATGCAGTCAATCTCATGAATATGAGAAACCGTCGATGGGATGGGCATTACTTTACGTTCAATCCTTTGCCTGGAGATATCGTTGATGTTTCTCTTGGAAAGCAATTACCTACTCATGATATCGTCGTAAATATGGATGGTGGAGTTGGTGGTTCTTGGGCAGAGGTGCCTATCACCCCACAACTAAACGAAAATCAACAACAACCTTTTAACAATGTCTAAAACTATTGATTTCAATCGATACGAAAAGTTTGTTGATGCTGTGACTTCTGACGCATCAACTGATTTTGTTTCCCTTTCTGATCGTCTAGTCGAATTGGATGAAAAGGGTGCAAACATCGAACGTCTTTTGACTGCTGGTGTTGGTATCAATGCTGAGGGTGGAGAGTTCCTTGAGATTATCAAGAAGATGATTTTTCAAGGTAAACCTTTCAATGAAGCAAATCGTGAACACATGATCATTGAACTTGGTGATCTGATGTGGTATGCTGCACAAGCATGTATGGCACTTGAAGTTTCTTTTGATGAGGTAATTGCTACTAACGTCAAGAAACTTGAGAAGCGTTATCCTGGTGGAGCATTTGATGTTTATTATTCTGAGAATCGTGCAGAAGGAGATCTATGAAACCTATTACTGTTAAAGACTATGAACAAGTAGCACCAGAGTTTTTTGAAAAATACTGGTACGTTGCTAAAGAACTTGGTGAAGGTGCAAAACCAGAGGATGTTCTTAAGATTATGGAATCACTCGGTGCTCTTGTTGTCAAGAAACGAGTTGAAGATAAAATTGGACCTTTTGGATTTTTAAAGAAGAATGATGATGACGGAAACACAGAAGAAGAAAACAAAGCTGAGTGATTCATTCGGTGGAACAGTAGAGAAGGATATTCCCGATAATGCTGAATGGATTGACGATGCTTTCTATATCAAGAAGACACGTTTCGGTCTATACACTTCAATCCTAAAAGAACCACTAGGTCAGCATTTTCTTACTGGTGCTACTTATGAAGGAGTTTTAACTATGTCACGTTGGCATCTTAAGTGTCTTCAAGAAGGATCACTCGATGAGAATACCAGAGTGGTAAACTCTGGAGTTGTTGGGGGTAAACTCTGATGGAAAAGGAAGGTATTCTGGGGTTTCCTCTTTATCGTTTTTATTATCCCAAAGATAAAATTCAGGAACTTGAAGAATTAAAATCAAATATCCTGATGCTGAACTGGAGAAAGAACCCTAAAAATTGGATTTGGGCTGATAGTGATAATGGTAAAAATCTTCATGATTTGCCTCAGTTTGCCGAACTTTTTTCTTGGATAAATGGTTGTCTAGAAGAAGTAAAAAAAGATTTAAAACTGTCTTGCGAATCTTTGAGTATTGTTAGTTCTTGGGCAAATGTAAACCTTCGTGGTGAAGGATTTCATGATCATATCCACCCTAATGCTTTTGCCAGTTCAAATTTCTATGTTTCTGGACCAGAAGATTCTTTCACAGTATGGCATAAAGAAAATCCATTCTTCGATAATAATATATTTCCTGGGGACGAAGACACGCATATATATCATTATGAACGGACTGAACCTGGCAAATACGTTGTTTTTCCACCTCACTTTTATCATTACTCTACACCAAATAGTGAAATCGAAGAAAGAGTTACTGTGGCAGCAAATGTTTTTCCAGAAGGTTTGATTAGTGCTAATGGTGTTTCTAGAATGAGAATCAGTGTACACTGATCTTTTATTGGGGAATTAGCTCAGTTGGTAGAGCACCTGCTTTGCAAGCAGGCTGTCAGGAGTTCGAGTCTCCTATTCTCCATTTGCTCATGTGGCGGAATTGGTAGACGCGCAGGGTTTAGGTTCCTGTAGATTTATCTGTGGAGGTTCAAGTCCTCTCATGAGCACTAAATAATTAAAAAAGTCAATGGCACGTAATACTGATTTAGCAGATGTTAATGAAATATATTGTGCATATTTTTTAAATAATAAAAAATTTCCAGATCCTGCTTCTGAGAAACAATTCAATAAAAAAATGGATCTTTTGTCCACAGAACAGGGTGAGCAGCAAATTGGTCGTGCTGTAGAAATGGCAAGAGAATTTTTATCATGGGCAAAAGGAAGAGGGTATACTGGTGTAAGAAAAGTTTATTGGACTGCAAGACCAGGTTTTTCTTTTAAATCAGTGACTGGTACTGATGTTGATCAAAAGAAAAATCCTACAGATGTGTTAGTTGAATTTACTAAAGGTGGATTTTTAGGATTATCTGCTAAATCAACTTCTGGTAAAGGTGATATTGGTTTTAAGAATCCTGGTGTGGGAACTGTTGAAAAGGATTTGGGTATTAAGTTGAGTCCTATCAATAAGGAAAAGGAAAAAAATATTATTGAAAGTTTTAAACTACCCGCTGCAGCATCTAGTAGAAAAGGTGCAATTAGAAAAGATAAAGCAGTTCAAAAATTGACAGATGCAATGGGGTCTGAAGTATTAAGAGAGTGTAGAGATGTTATGTTGAAGAAGTTAAATACTATGCCTGCATCGAAAAGAAAAGATTATATTATAAAAAGTTGGATAGATGCTAGTAAGGATCTTTTTCCACCATATGTTAAAGTTACTGGTAAAGGTAAAAATGCCCCTTATAGTGCCGATGTAGAAGACCCATTGAACAATCCAAAATTAAAAGCAATTCTTTCTGATAGAATATCTTTTGAATCTGTGGGAAATGATTCTATTGGTGTGAAGGCTGGTTCTAAAAAAATTCTAAAAATGAGATTCAAATATGAATCTGAAAAATTGGCAAGTAGTTTAAAAATGTCTGGAGACCCTTGGTGATGAACCCTGAAGTTTTACAATTATTACAATCTTTTGAATCTGACTCAAAAACTAGAACTGGGAAGTATAATGACTTCTTAGCATACGTCTATATGACTTTTGATAAACACATTTCACTTTCTAAGTCGGATAGAAATATGAATAAATATAAGAAAATGAGGAATAGTGTCCTCAGTTACATTGTCGCAAACGAAAGAGCAATACGATCTAAACTGAAGTAATGAAAAATTTCTTACAATTTTTAAAAGAGACTGCAACTCAACAGGCAGCACGTCTTGGATTAGAAGGTGATGGTCATGGTGGATGGTATAAAAATGGTGAGTTTGTTGCAAAAACTGAAAAGGGTAGACTGAAGTTTTTTAATAAGAGGCAGAGAGTAGGTCAGCAAGATCCTCCTCAATCTGATAAAGAGAAGAATCTTTCATACTCTAGTTCTGAACCTGCTGCTACTCCTGAAGTTCAACCTCAGCAACAGGCACCAGCACCAGAACAAGAACCTGCTGCAGATAAACCTGTTGAAATGGTTCCTCCTGAAGTTGAAAAAACTAAGGGTACTTTGACTGTTGCATTTGGTCGTTTTAACCCACCAACTACAGGTCATGAAAAACTCTTAGATACTGTGGCATCATCTTCAGATGAAGGTGACTATATTATTGTCCCGTCACGCAGTCAAGATAAGAAAAAGAACCCTCTTGATGCTGATACCAAAGTCTCAATCATGAGGCAGATGTATCCCAATCATAGTGAAAGAATTGTAAACGATCCTGCCAATCGTACTATCTTTGATGTACTAAAGAAGGCACATATGGATGGATATGCCGGTGTGAGAATTGTTGGGGGTGGTGATAGGGTAAAAGAGTTTGAAAATCTTTCAAATAACTACAACGGAAAACTATATCAGTTTGATAACTTAGAGGTAATGTCTGCTGGTGATCGTGACCCAGATGCAGAAGGTACAGAAGGTATGTCTGCATCTAAGCAAAGAAAAGCAGCAGCAGAAGGAGATTTTGCATCATTCCGTCAGGGTGTGCCGAAGTCTATGGATGATAAAGCAGCAAAAGAATTATACAAAACTCTTCGTGCTGCCATGCAAATCAAAGAGGGTTGGAATCTCTGGCAGATTGCACCTAAGTTTGACTGGATGAATCTTCGTGAAAACTTTATTAAGAAGAAAGTGTATAAGGTTGGTGATATTGTGGAGAACGATAATACTGGTTTGATTGGTAAGATTATTCGTAGGGGAACCAGTTATCTTATTTGTGTTACCGAAGATAATATTATGTTCAAATCTTGGATTAAGGATGTATCAGAAGCAATTACAAATAGCAATGCACCTTCAGGAGTTCCTGCTGATCAGAGACTAGTTGGAACTGATGCACATCGTAAGTATGTTGAATCAATGGTGCCTGGACATAAGTGGGGGTTGCAATTTATAAATAAATATAGAAAAAAGAAGTAGTCAACATCTTCCCATGGATAAAAAAGAAAAAGGGAGTCACGCACAGGGTGATAACCCTGTAGAGAAGCAGGCATCCCAACTTGCATATGACGTGAAGTACAAAGTCAAAGCAGCAATGAATAAGGGTACTAAAATGAACCCTGCTCAAGTTGCAAAGGCATATCTTTCTCAACTTGCCAAGTCACCTGCTGCTCCAGCAGTTAAGGCAATGGCAAAGAAAAAATTAATGGGTGAAGAGTATACTCAAGATATTGGAAATCTTGTTCAGGGTGCTGTGGTTAATGCCATGGTTGATGTCTTTACTGAAGCAACAGAAGGTAAAAAATATAAAATCAGAGTAACTGATAAAAAGACTGGTAACACATATATCAGAAACGCTGATCGTGCAAAGATTGCTGAACTTCGTGGCAACCCAAATATCTCTTCTGTAGAGATTACTTCACATGGTGAAGTTAGTGGTGACGGTGAAAAGAAAGCAAAGAAAGATTATGACGGTGATGGCAAAGTTGAGTCTGGTGCTAAAGAATATCGTGGTGCCGTTCACAATGCTATTCAAAAGAAAAAAGGTGGCAAGGCAGATGGTCAAGATACCTCTAGTGTAGATGAAGGAGTTATTTACGAAAAGGACGAAAAAAAAGCTAAAATCACTGGAAAGAATGTAGACAACTACAATTCTAAAGATCCTGCAGTCAAGGTTTTTCCAAAATTAGGTGAGCAAAAAGAAGAAGACCCTAGTGCAAAAGCTGCTGAAAAAAGAGCAACTACTGCTAAAAAGATGGTCTTGATGAAAAAACTTCAGGCATTGAGATCTGGTGCTGGTGCTGATATTCAAGCATCTGCAGAAATGGAGGGTAGTGTTGTTGAAGAAGATTGTGGTAGTTGCTCCAATTGTGATGGCAAAGGTTGTACTATATGTGAGAAAAAAGATAAGGTAGATGATCTAAGATCAAAAGCAGCTGAAATGAAATTGCTCAAAAATAAAATGAGAGCAAGAGGTATTAGAGTTGCTGGAGAAGATCCTACTCCTAGAAATATGAAAACCTATGATGATCTAGGTGAAGCAAAGAATGGTGGTGATAATGACCCTTGCTGGGATACTCATAAGCAAGTGGGTATGAAGAAGAAGGGTGGTAAAATGGTTCCTAACTGTGTACCCAAAGAAGAGGTTGTAAAAGAAGAAGAATCTGATCGTCTGAAGGACCAACGTATGGAACGTGGTGGTGTTGATGGCAACACAAATTATAGAAAGGCACCTAAGTTCACTTCTGGTCCCAAGAAAAAGTATGATGGAATGTCTGCTCTTGAATACGTAAAGGCAGATATTCGTAAGAAGCACGGTAAAGGTGCAATCATGGACACTAAGAAAAAGTGATATGCCGGCAGTATCTAAAGCACAACAAAGGTTCTTCGGGATGGTTAGAGCAACTCAGAAGGGGGAAATGGAAAACCCCTCATCTGAGGTTGCCCAAGCTGCTTCCTCCATGTCCAAGTCCGACGTGAAGAAGTTTGCTAAAACAAAACATGATAAACTTCCCGAAAAAAAGGAAGTAAAAGAGTCTGGTGATTATTGGCATCCAGATCCCAAAAAAGATGCACAGATCAGTGGTCAGGGTAATAAACAACGTGCCCGTGAAGATCGTGGTGGTTCATCTAAACCTGCTGCTAAGTCAGATCCTAAGAAACTTCGCAAGGGTGAGTCCTATATGGATTATGCGAAAAGGCAGAGGGGATCATCTGCACCTAAACCCAAAGAACGTAAGCGTGACAAGATTGGTAAGGCACTTGGTCGTGCTATTGATAGGATTGGTGGTCTAAAGAAAGAAGAAACTGTTCATGAGGGAATTGGGCTAGAAGTTGCAAAAGCAATTGATAAGACTAAACCACCACTAGGAAGACCAAGTGTGAGAAGATCTATTAGTCAAGCTCTCAAAATGAGAGAGGTTGATAAGGCATCTAAAAAGAAAAGAACCTTTAAGCACGCAGATAAAAAATCATTTAAAGACTTTACAAAAGAAGTAGAAGCATCAAAAAATAAAAAGTAATCTCCTATATAGATTAGTATTTGGTTTAGAAAAATGTTGGCATTTCTTCTTCCATTAGCACAAAAAATCATTGTAGATGCAGTTGCTAAAATTCCTGAAAATGAAGAACTAGGTGAAAAACTAATTGAAATTTGTTTAGTTATCCTCGGTAAGGCAGTTAAACTGACCAAGACTGATATGGATGACAAATTGCTTGCTAAAGTTGCTGAGGCAATGAAAGCTAGATAACATTATAAATATCCGTACACAAGATTTATAGGTAATGAATACGCATTTTGACTGGACAATCAGTCATTTAAAAAAATATGCAACTCATGATGGTCATGATGATATTGTATATGAAGTTGGCTACGTAGTGACTGGTATCAATACAACTGGTACTGCATTAACTGAGTATCAATATCGTGGTCAACTACAGTTAAACACCAATAATGTCACTGATCCTATTGCCTATTCTAATATTACAAAGGATGATGTAGTTTCTTGGGTCAAGGCAGTAAATCCAAATGTTGAACAAGTTGTTATTGATCACCTCAATACAACTAATCATCTACGAATTGAAACGATGCCTTGGGAATGAAAACTAGATAATATTATAAATATCTGTATACAAGATTTATAGGTAAGGAAACATGGCTCTTTGGGGCAAATCAGACTCTTTATTTTCGACCGGCACCATTAGTGTGAACCTTACTACCAAGGTCTGCACCATCAGCACCGGTACACTTCCTGCTGCTGCTACCATTGAGGGTGCAGTCGTTACCATTACTGGAAAAGGAAGTGCAGTTATCCTAGAACGTACTGGGAATACTACATTTACGATCGTAAATACTACTGGATTAGACGGAACCGCTATTAGTGGTGTTGCTTACAATATTTCTGAGCAACCAGTTTATCTCAACGAAGATTCTAACTATGATGGTGAAGAAGTCTATGGTGTAGATACAACTGAGCAAGGTGTTGTTAATGCAGCATCTGGATATGCACGTAAGTTTGCACCTCCACATGCTGGTTGGGTTGGCATTCAAACATATACAGATTGTCATGGTGTACACAGAGTAAAATCAGAAGTTATTGTTGCAAGCAGCAGTATTACTGGTGACGCTGGTGACGACGCAAGATTCGCAGATAGCTGATAATATGGTATGAGATTTGATGAGTTGAACGAGAGTAACTACTTACTCTTCGCTATAAAATTCTACGATAACCCACAAGCGGTTACTAAAGATGATTTTGAGGATGATCTTAAGAGAATAAAGTATATCAAAAGACTTCTAAAGCGGTATAAAAATACTGGAGAACTGAAGACTCATTTGATTTTAAATCATTTGACAGTTCTCTTTAATGTCTTTAATGATGCAGCTGTTCCCTTACTTTTTTATAATTTAGAAAGAGATCTTTGGCCATATATTAAAAGTTTCTTGGTATTCTTAAACAGACTGCCAAGTTATCCTAAGAGTGCCATTGTTGATGTGGAAGAAGACTACAACTGTATGGTTCAATTACAACAGATATAATGGATATCGATAGAATTATAGACATCGTACATTGCTATAAGGAAGAAGTTACTAATACTTCTGGTGCTGCTTCTTTGGGTTTTGACCCAGAGACTGATACGCCACCTGTTAGTAAGAAAAAGAAGAAAAGATATATTTACGGTAAAGGTTATCGTAAGCTCTGGCAGGAAAAATAGTGGCATTCGGTCTTGGTAAATTAGCAGTTCTCGAAAGCAAACTGAACATTTATGAAGATCTCTCCAAAGAGATGCTTGACAAACTTGAGAAAGCAGTCGGGACTATCTCGGATAATAGCAACAAAATTGCTATTATCTTGGAGCGCCATGAGAATAGACTAGACGAAAGTGAAAGAACTGACGATCTAATCCTCAAGATGCTTGAAGAGATGAAAGAACGTCACGATAAAGATAACGAAACTATTCACGGTAGGATTACTACCCTTCAGAAGAAGGTAGATACCAATGCTAAGTTTGTGATTGGTGCTGGTGCTGTTCTTGCCACCCTTGTAGCAGTGTTACAAGTGATTCCACCTATCATCGAAGTATTGACACCACAGCAGTCTGTTGCTAGTATAGTGGCACCGAAGTAATATCCTTTTATAATGGATCTAGTTGACTCGAAATATATCAGTCTAGTATCTTCACGCCTACAAAAATTTAAGAAGGTCAAAGCAGACCTCTATAACTTCCGTTGTCCTATCTGTGGTGACTCACAGAAGAACAAAAATAAGACACGGGGGTATTTTTATGTCGTGAAGAATAACACCAACTTCAAGTGCCATAACTGTGGTGCTAGTTTGTCATTGAATAATTTTCTGAAAAAGATTGATACTACATTGTACAAACAATATACTCTTGAGAAGTTTAAGGAAGGTCACACTGGCAAAAACTTTGTTGTAGATACTCCTAAACTTGAGTTTAAAAAACCAGTCTTTCGTAAGAGCATTGACTTGCCTAAAGCATCAGAGATACCAGGTGCGTGTGAATATCTTGAAAAGAGAAAATTAGATCCAAATAAATTTTACTATGCACCAAAATTTAAGAAGTGGACAAATAGTCAGAAGCAGACATTTGATACTTTCAAATATGATGAGAATAGAATCATTATTCCTCTTTATGATGAAACCAAGAACTTAATTGGTTTTCAGGGTAGAGCACTGGATAACTCACCCACTAAATATATCACCATTATGTTAGATGATGAAGCACCGAAACTTTACGGACTTGATACAATTGACACCAAACAATCAATCTACATCGTCGAAGGACCTTTCGACTCCACGTTCGTGGAAAACTCTGTTGCTATGTGTGGGTCCGATGTTGATATTCGGTCGTTTGGTTGGGGCGATTATATTTGGGTTCTTGATAATGAACCACGCAACCGAGAGATCGTCAACAGAATCTCCAAACTCGTCGATAGAGGTGACAAAGTAGTCATTTGGCCATCAAGTATTAGAGAGAAAGATATTAATGATATGGTTCTCTCTGGACATGATGTAATGAATGTGTTAAAATTAAATACCTATTCTGGTCTAGAAGCAAAAGTTAAATTCAACACTTGGAAGAAAATATGAGCAACGGTACAAAAGTAGTCAAGAGAAATGGAACCACAGAACCTCTTGACCTGAATAAACTGCATGTTATGGTTGAAGAAGCATGTAAAGATCTTGCAGGGGTCTCTGCGAGTCAGGTTGAGATCCAGTCTGGTATCCAGTTTTATGATGGTATTACCACTGGAGAGATTCAAGAGATTCTTATTCGATCTGCGAGTGATCTAATTGATCTGGACCACCCTAATTATCAGTTTGTAGCAGCAAGGTTGCTTCTGTTTGCTACACGTAAGCAACTATATGGTCGTATGCATGATACACCAACTGTTAAAAAGCATGTACAATACTGCATTGAAAGTGGTGTTTACGATGAAGAAATCCTAAATCTTTATAGTGATGAAGAATTTGATAAACTAGAGTCTTTCATCGACCATAGTCGTGATTACCTTTTCACTTATGCGGGTCTTAGACAGGTAGTTGACAAGTACCTGGTGCAAGATAGAAGCAGTAATGCGGTCTATGAAACACCACAATTTATGTACTTATTGATTGCAGCAACTATCTTCTCGAAGTATCCTAAAGAAACAAGACTGGATTACGTAAAGAAGTACTATGACGCAATCTCAAAACACAAAATCAACATTCCCACACCTATCATGGCAGGAGTGCGAACTCCACTTCGACAATATGCTAGCTGTGTTCTTGTTGATGTTGATGACACCCTCGATAGCATCTTTAGCTCTGATATGGCTATCGGCAGATATGTTGCACAAAGGGCGGGCATCGGTATCAACGCAGGCAGAATCCGTGGCATCAACAGTAAGATCAGAGGCGGAGAAGTTCAACACACAGGTGTTGTACCTTTCCTTAAAAAGTTTGAATCAACTGTCAGGTGTTGTACACAAAATGGAATACGAGGTGGCTCAGCGACTGTCCACTTCCCAATCTGGCACCAAGAAATCGAAGACATCCTAGTTCTTAAGAATAACAAAGGCACAGAAGATAATCGCGTAAGAAAACTTGACTACTCAATCCAAATCTCCAAACTCTTCTATGAGAGATTCATTGCAAATGGAGACATCTCCCTATTCTCACCTCACGATGTCCCAGGTTTGTATGATGCTTTTGGCACTGATGATTTTGATGATCTCTATAAAGGTTATGAATCTGATGGAAGCATTCCAAGAAAAACTATCGGTGCTCAAGAACTTTTTCTCGATCTCTTGAAAGAAAGAGCAGAGACTGGTCGTTTGTATATTATGAACATCGACCATTGTAACTCTCATTCTTCTTTCATTGATAAAGTTGAGATGAGTAACTTGTGTCAGGAGATTACTCTCCCCACCAAACCACTGCAGCATATTGATGACCCCAACGGTGAAATTGCTCTTTGCATCCTTTCTGCTATTAATATTGGCAAAATTAGGGATCTTGAAGATCTTGAAGTTCTTTGTGATCTTGCTGTCCGTAGTCTTGATGAACTCATTGATTTTCAGAACTACCCCATCGTTGCAGCAGAAATTGCCACCAAGGCACGTAGGTCACTTGGAATCGGTTACATTGGACTAGCACATTATCTTGCTAAAAATGGTGTAAACTATGCAGATCAAGAAGCATGGAAGTTGGTTCATGATCTTACTGAAGCATTCCAATACTATTTGATTCAAGCAACTGTAGATCTGGCAGAAGAAAAAGGTGCTTGTGAATACAGTAATCGCACCAAGTATGGTAATGGAATTCTTCCAATTGATACATATAAAAAAGATGTTGATG